AAAGTACGTGGTGGGCGGTCGCCTTCTTTGGCCACCGCTGACCGCGTATATCAATACATGAAACGCAAATCCCCTGGCAGTCCCCCCAACACCACTGTCAAGGGCTAGGGGCGGCGGGGGACTGCCCCCAAGTAACCTCGCCGTCCCACATTCAACGAGGAACCCCATGGCTGAAAACACCAACAATCTATCACGCGGAAACGGATTTGACCCCGAGGTAATCGAGGGGTACGTCTCTCGCTTTGACACCCTGGAAGACACCAAAGACAAGCTGAAGGAAGAACACAAGGCCGAGATTGACAGCCTGAAAGAAGACCAGCGCATTGTCCTTGAGGAAGCGAAACGAGAGCACGGCATTCCCGTCAAGGCATTTGAGCATTTCTTCAAGAAACGGGAATTGCAGCGGGCGCTGGCGGAATTCGATGAAAACGGCGACCCCGCAATAATTCACGATGCCGACCTTATTGCCGCCGCCTTTGGCCTAGAAGGAACCCCCCTTGGTGATTTTGCCGAGGGGCGGGAATGAGCAAATACAAGGCCAAGCGCACCACCATTGATGGCATTACCTTCGCCTCAAAAGCTGAAGCAAAGCGGTACGAAGAACTCAAATACATGGAAATGGCTGGCGAGATTGAATGGCTCGAACTCCAGCCCGTGTTCCTTCTTCACGCCACGGGCTTCACCGAAGAAGGGCTGACCAACATCAAGATTGGCAAGTATGTCGCTGATTTCCGGTACACAGACGCGGATTCAGGGCGTGAGATTATTGAGGACGTAAAGGGATTCAAAACCCCCCTCTACAAGTGGAAGAAAAAACATGCGGAAGCCGAGCATGGGATTGAGATTGTCGAAATAACATCAAGGTAGGAGGAAGCGTAATGTCGCCATGGACGGAAGAAAGAACGGACGAACTAAAGCGGCGGTGGCTGGCGGGGGAATCCGCATTGCAGATTGCCGTCCGGTTGGGTGACACAACCCGCAACGCCGTCATGGGAAAGCTGCACAGACTGGGCATTCCAAGTCCCAAGCTGCACCCCCACGACGGAGCGCGCCGTCCCCGCATTTCCATTCCAAAGCCCAGACCCAAGCCCCCCGTCATCAATGTCGGCCCGCCCGTGAAGACCGAGAACGGATATATCACCCTCGCTGACCTGAAAGACGGCATGTGCAAGTGGCCGATAGGCGACCCACAGGACGATGATTTCCATTTCTGTGGCCGCCCGTCAGTAGAACACCGTTCCTATTGCGGGGGCCATTGTGCCGCCGCGTACCGCCCCAATACCAGGGGCCGTGGCGTTGCTGGGGGTGGGGAATGAGTGATCTAGACTTGAGCTGGATATGCGGCAAATGCGGCGCTGAATGGGCTGGCAGCCACGGAGATCACACATGCGGACCAGAAGCACAGGACGCCCCCCAATCCATCCTCTCCCAAGCACAAGAGACGATTAACGACAGACATGAACGCTACGGCGATTGTAACAACGTCATGGCCGCGACCGCTGAAATGTTCCGTGTGTATCAGGGGCTCAAGGCCGGTGCATCAAGCGCGCATGACGCGGCGGTGTTCAACATCATTCAAAAGCTGGTCCGGATAGGTAGCGGGCAATCCCATGCTGATAACTGGATCGACATAGCGGGCTATGCCTCGCTTGGCGCGGAGGTGAGCGAATGAAACGGGTCATTATCGAGAGTCCGTATGCTGGCCAGATTGAGCGCAATACAGAATACGCGCGCCGCTGCCTCAAAGATTCCCTTGACCGTGGCGAAGCACCATTAGCGTCTCACCTTCTCTATCCGCAAGTGCTGGATGAGAACATCGGCGCGGAGCGCGACCAAGGAATTGACGCCGGGTTTGAGTGGATGGCACAGGCCGACCTTGTCGCCTTCTATGTTGACTACGGGTTCAGCAGCGGAATGAAGGCGGCGTGGGACAGGGCATTCAACGGGCTGCGGCTCCCGATTGTCGTCCGCACCTTAGGCAAGAACCCCGGTGACGCCGATGACTGACCCCGAGGAAGCCCGAGAAAGCCTGTCCAACATCGAAGCCGAGCAGATGGTGCTGGGCTGCCTGCTGATGAACAATGATGCCTTCTATGGGGTAGATTCTATCCTGTCCCCCGAGGACTTTTCCGAAGGGCTGCACCAACGTATCTACAATGTCATCACAAAGATAATTGAGAAGGGTGGGGCGGCAAGCCCCCTGACCCTCGGAAACTATTTCGATAAAGACCCTGCCATGCTGGAGATTGGTTCTGGCTATCTCGCGAACCTCGCGGCCAATTCCGTCCCCGCCTCCATTGTGAAAGACCATGCGCACCTCGTGCGCCGCATGAGTGTAAGGCGCGGGCTGCACGACATGGGCACAGAGATTGTCGAGCAATCCCTTCACGACGATATAGACAACGACCCAGAAGCACAGATTGAGGGTATTCAGGCGTCTCTGGACGGGCTTTTGAGCAAGGATGTGAAGGATGGCTCCAAATCCTTCGACAGAGCCTCACAGGACGCCCTGACACGCGCTGAAGAAGCATTCAGGCGGAATGGCCCCAGCGGCCACCTGACGGGCCTCAGATGCCTTGACGCCCACATGGGAGGTTTCAACCCCACGGACATGATTGTGATCGCTGGACGCCCCGGTATGGGGAAGACCTCGTTGGCAACAAACATCGCGGTCAATATGTCTAAAAATGGCAAGTCCGGCCTGTTCTTTTCCATGGAAATGAGCGGGGAGCAACTAGCCCAGCGCATCATGAGCGCGGAGACGGGCATCAGCGCCCAGGACGTGCAGCGCGGGAACATTGACGAGAGCCAATATCGCCGCATCAGAGACGCCCGTGAGAAGGTGAAAGCCATCCCCTTGGAGATTGACGAGCGGGGGGCTTTGCGCCTCTCACAGCTCGCGGGAAAGGCCCGGAGGGTCAAGAGAACCAAAGGCCTGGATTACATCGTCATCGATTACATGCAGTTGATGGGCGGATCGGGGAAAACCCAGAACAACCGCACAAATGACGTGACCGAAATCACGGGTGGTTTGAAGGCGCTGGCCAAGGAATTGAATGTGCCCGTCATCGCCCTTTCACAGCTTTCCCGAGCCGTCGAACAGCGAGCGATAAAGCGCCCCACGCTATCGGACCTCAGAGATTCGGGAAGCATTGAGCAGGACGCGGATGTGATCCTGTTCCCCTACCGCGCTGAATACTACCTACGCCTTGAAGGCAAGGACGAAGCGACGGACGAGGGGTTACGGGAACTGGCCGGGGTTGCCGAATTGATTTTGGCCAAGTGGCGGCACGGCCCGACCGGAGATTTTGAACTGCGGTTCGACGCCAATACCACAACATTCAGCGATAGGGGGCATCGGTGAGTAATGTTGCCATTTTGCCCGCCGGGGTCTATTCTTTTATGGGGCGCACAAAGCACGGATTGATCCCCGTGTTGCGCTCGCTCTCCGTCAGAGCGCCGCCCTACTTTTCTTTTGTGACGGAGCAAGACGGAGATTTTCTATGTCAAAAAACGATGATTCTGACGTTATGCCTCATGTGTTTGGGGCAATGGTTATTTTGGCCTGTGTCCCGAAAGTAGCGCAAGAAGAATCCTTGGCGATGTTGCACACGCTGCTTGGTGCTGAGACGTACCATGAGGCGCTTCTAGCACTCACAACTGAGTTCGCCCTACAGGCTCAACAGACCGCCTTCATGGAAGCAACGGGAGGTCACAGAAATGGCTGAGGCATATTTTAGTGTGAAGAATTTCGACAAGTTCCAGCACTACAAGGACCGTAAGCCGCCGTGGATTAAACTGTACCACGAGACGTTCGAAGATTATGAATTTGGGGGTCTTCCTGATGCTAGCAAGATGCACCTTATTGCTATCTGGTCGCTAGCAAGTCGCTACATGAACAAGATTCCTTTTGATGCGGAGTGGATTGCAAAGCGCATAAACGCGACGGAAAAAGTGGACCTGAATTTACTTGTCAACGCTGGTTTTATTGAACTAAATCAAGAGTGTAGCAACATGCTAGCAGAACGCTATCAAAGTGCTACTCTAGAGAAAGAGATAGAGAAAGAACCCCCCTTACCCCCCCAAGGGGAATCCTCCCCCAAGAGAAGGACCTCGAAAAAGACTCGGAGGACGCACCTCCCCGAAAACTTTCCTGACGAAAAGGCGGTTGATTGGGCTGTGAAGGAAAGGGGATTGTCTCGTCAGCAGGCAGAGTCTGAGGCACAAGGGTTTCGCGACTACTGGCTCGGGGAGGGGACGGTGAAGGCGGACTGGATGGCCACATGGCGAGGTCGGATAAATCGGGCGCTTGAGCAGGGGCGCGTCACGATCACGGCAGGGGGCGGCGCGTTGTCACCGACCGCGCAGGACGCATTGGAGCGCAAGCGAAAACGAGAACAACAGGAGGGTCCGTCTAACAGCGGACCCGTGTTTCTCGCGGCGGGAGGAATGAGATGAAACCCCGCCTTATCCCCAACACCGCCGCCTTCTATGAAGCCCTGAGAGACAGAAGGGAAGCATTGGGCCTTCACCACCTGGAGCTGGACGACATGACGGGCTTAGCCGATGGCCACCTGTCCAAGATCGAGGGGTTTGACCGTGAGTGGGGCAAGAGGCCGTTTAATATTACGCCGACCGCCGAATGGTTGATGGAAACGCTGGACCTCGCCCTCGTGGTGATGCCCCGCAAGGACGCGATGCAGATCACCGACCGAACCGTGAGCCGGAAAATCACCCAGAGAGCGGGCCGCGATGAAGGCCGGGCAATCATACTCTCATACGCTGTGAGGTAT